CCAAAACACATATAGGTTTTACCATTGTCTTTTACGATATCTACTGCAATCTCTAATTCAGGTTCACGTCCTAAACCTTTACAGTCTTGATAGTAACCCAAAGGAGCCACATCTCGAGCTAGGTACTTAGCACCATTTCGTTTCAGTTCCAATGCTTCCGTACTGAGCTGATGTGGAGAGATAAACAATATCTTCCTTCCCATGCAGAAGTTCTTAATTCGTCTAAAGAGCTCCTGTATATCGGTATCCAAACGAGTATTGGTTAAACCTTTCTTACTCAATAGGGAAACGTAGTCAATCAGACAAGTATGGATTTCGTAGCCTTGAGACTCGTAATCCATTAGTTTATTGATGACATCTAAGTAAGATACGTTGTTTGGGTCACTATTGATAATCTTTAAAGTATAACCAGTAGACTCTAGTTTATCTTTAATGTATTTAGCGGCATCTGTAGGAGAGAGCTTCATGAAGTCTTCTTTAGTGACTTTCTTGTTCTCTAGGTTAGCCTGTAGGATAGAGTAGTAATCCGCTACTACTAAGTCAGCTGAATCCTCGAAGGTAAACAAGACATTTAACGGTTTCTTGTCATGATTGGTTTGTAGGTTCTTAGGGTTATTGAAAATACAAGCAGAAATGAACATGTGTCTGCTCGTTAGGGACTTCCCATTACCCATAAGGCCTGCTACTAAAACAAAGTCACCCAAGCGATAACCCCCTTGGGTCATTCTGTTCAATCCCTGCCAAGGCATCTTCACTAACTTAGAACCATCAGCTTGTTTTACCTTATTCTCCAATAACTCTCTCACTGCTTCTTCATCACTGATGTCTACTTCGCAAATCAAACCAGGCATATCGTTGCTTTGGTGACTAACCATGTCTGTCAGTCTTTGTAGATTACTGCTTAGGTATTGCTCTACATTGTCAATCTTGTCTTTATTGAACTTCAAATCGAAAGTAATCTTCTCTAGTGTCTCTTGAGCTTTCTTATTCTTTAGATACTTCTCCAGTTCGTAACGATAACTCAATACGGTTTTCTTGATGTCTTCTTTTGGTAAGTCGTAAGCAATATTATCCTGGATGGCTTCGAACAGTACATTGTCTTGTCCACAGGCAATCTTGACGTGTTGTAACAAATCGTGGATAGGTAGCGGTACACTTCTATCCATCATGTTGATAATCACGTTTTTCAATTCGTTTAAAGTATTATCGGTACCAGACAAATCGGCACCGTTAATCTTCAGTCCGTTGATGATGTCGTTAATCATGGACTGGGAATAGTTGTCTTCATCGAGTTGGGATTCTCGATACAAAAGAGAAATGGCTTTAGCCAGTAGTGCTTTTACATCCATCGTTTTTCTGCCTATCTTTAGATTAAAGTTGTTGCTATTTCCATTAGCCTAAATTCTCACTAGTGTATTATGGAACGAGTTACTATGAATTATCCAGCAATACGTAGGTTTTATTGTTATCTTTAGGCATATTAGTACCTTTCGATACAGGGAAACCGACTATTAATTTTTAAACCACTTCCCGTGACTTTTTCATGGGTTTTAGAAGGACTAAAACGATGGGTTTTCCTAAACTGATCTTTGTTCCTCAGCCGATTATTGAAGACTTGAAAGCCGTTAATGTCGGCGTAGCGGACATTATAGACTATGATAAAGTCAAGAAAGTCCTGTCTCTCGGGGCTTTAAGGACTTTAGTGTGTCTTAATGCAGTAAGCAAAAACGCATTAACACAAATCGATTTTTCTTTTTTACAGGACTTGCCTGCATTTGTAAAATTTGCTCCCCTGTTGAGCGAAGCATTAGATGTACGTCAATCCTGGCTCGAAAATAGTGACGCTAATGAAGTCGCTAGTTTGTTTTTACCATCAGGTGAAAGCGATTACTCTGTAGATACCTTCACTGCTGACATTAGAGAGGTAGTGAAAAAGGTAATAAGCGGAATCTCCTTGACAGACAAGGAAGTTTCTACTTATGAAAGTATTACTCCATCTAACAATGGACAATACTTTTTTGTATCAGTACCGTTTGCCCTTACTGGTGATTCCAATCAGGAACAAGTTTACCTCTACCACAAGGACTTGGTAAAATCAGTATTGCGTAAATCGGCTATATTCTATTCTGAAGAAAGTATAGTTCAATCCCCTGTGCATTCTTTATACTTAGAATCTCTGGTATAACTACAGTCGTAATACTTTCGTTTTGAATTTTTGTACTTTTACGTAAAAGGTTAAAAATATGTTCTTATTCTCCAAAACTCGTAAAGACTTTGGTGGTCCGAGCCGTGAGCAACGGATTGGTGATGCCGCTAAAGAAAGCTTTAACTCTATTCGCCTCTCTAACGAAGCTGCCCAGATTCTCAGCCAAGCTTTCTTGTCTACCGAGTCTCTGTCCGCTCAACAGCAAAGCGAACTGACCGAAGCCGTTTCCGGTATTCCTGAAGCCACCACTACTTTGGCTGAAGGCCTGCGTCAAGACGAAAACATCGAATTGACTCCTGCTGAAGTGGCTAACATCCAGGAATCCATGATTATCGCTTCTAACCCTGAAGCTTACCTGAAATCGGCCGCTGAGCGTCCTGAAGGCGTAGTGGTACCGGTAATCGGTGGTGAACCTGAAGTTTCTCCGGTTAACCTGGACCTCTCTAAAGAGTCTTTCGAAGTACATGGCATGATGAACACCCTGGCCATGACCGTTTCTTACAACGTAAAAGCTGAGAAACAGTCTAAAGCCGCTGAACTGTTCTTCCCGACCATTTCTCTGGATTCTACCCAGAACAACTACACCATCGACGTAGCCCTGTCTACCGTATTCACTTCTAAAGAATACGACCTGACTGGTAACGGCGACGTATGGCGTAACCAGAAACACATCATCAAAGCCCTGCGTAATGCCTCTATCCTGAAGTCTAACTTCACCGATATCGTACCGGTATTCCGTCAAGGCCAAAACGATGACAAATTCGTTGACACTGGTATTTTGCCAGTGCGCCAAGTGGTTTCTGACTACGGTGAAACCTTCACTACTTCTCTCTTGAAAGTAAATGAAGAAATCCGTATCATCGCTCTGGCACAGACTGACCGCATGATTGGTCTGGGTATGCAGGACGATACTGACCAGATTTCTGGTAACCCCCGTCTGAAAACCCTGGGTCTGAAAGTAGGTAACGACACCGTACTGTTCGAAAACCTCCAGTTCCATCAACAAGCCCAATTCACTTACGCCCCCAATGGCGACCGTGAAGGCATCCAGTTGATTTACAATGTTAACACCCACTTGGTAGATGAAAACACCAAAGGCGTTAAATCTGGTCAACTGCCGACTGAACTGCAAGCTTTGAAAGACAAGAAACTCGAAGCCCTGCTCCAGTTCAACGTAACCGGTACTGGTAACACCGACCTGGGTACTGTTAGCCTGAATGCCGCTAACGTAAAAGTAAAAGCTATCCGCAAAGCCGATACCAAAGAATTGGTAGACATGACCACTGGTGATGGTGCCGCTCTGGTAACTGCTCTGCAGAAATGCTCTATCGTTGGTTACGAAATCGACGCTACTCGCACCAACAGCAACATCCGCGAACATGGCTTGGTATTGGAAGACCGTGTACAACGTATCATCTACGGTGTACGTCTGCACTCTCCGATTTCTTCTCGCCGTCCGTTCGATGAGAAAACTGAAATCACTGACGCTCAACGCGTAGACAGCCTGATTAAGACTACCTTCGCTCGCCGTACTAACGCAGCCATCACTGCCCTGTACGACATCCTGACCATGCTGAAAGGTATGCCCAAACAGCTGGAAACTGCTGAACCCTTCGCTTACTCTTCTGTAGGTGTAGGTCAGTACTTCGCTAAGAGCTACGTTCGTGACGTTTCTTTGGATGTTCTGGCTACTGTACAATCTCTGCAGTCTAGCGACCGCCTGAACAACGTTTCTTCCGTATTGACCAACTTCCTGTTGGCTGAAGCTACTAAAGCATACACTGCTTCTGAATTGGCTGCCGCTTACGAGTTGACTGATATGGGTGGTTCTGGCTTCCGTCCGCATGTAATCGCTATCGCCGACGTGTTCACCAGCAAATTCATCTTCCGTGAAGGTGATGTTCGTACTCTGGGTAATGGTTTCGACTTTACTCTGGAAGAGTGCTCTGATGACCGCTTGGTAGATGGTGGTAAAGACGGTAGCGTTGGTACCATCTTCATGTCCTTCGGTGTACCGCGTTCTGGTAGCCTGTCTGTACCGCTGTGGTTCGGTAACTGCTTGGATAAACGTGAAATTCCGCGTATCCTTGACCGTGCCCGTGGCAGCAAATACCAACACGAAGTGATGGTACAACCGTGGTTCAGCCACATCTGCCACCTGCCGGTATTGGTTCGCATCGGTGTATTGAACCTGAGCGAAGCTGTACAGAAACGTGTACCGTTCCATGTGGAAAACAAAGTAGCTCCGTAAGGAGGTACTTTAACACAGTAGCGCCCTAATAGGTAGCTATTCTGTAATCCAATAAAAGGCTAATCCCTGTAAGACTCTCTACTCCTTCTACCTATTACGGGTAGAAGGAGTAGGGGTTTTATGCTGCCTTTATAATATTCTATTTAAACTAAGCTCTATATTATCAATGTGGTATTGAAATCTAAAAGATTTTAAAATAGCTATTTTTAATTTTTCAGTTTTAAAGGAGGAACCTGAATGGATAATGTTAATATTAATGCAGAATCCAAATTCATTCCTGGTGACTTGAGCTACTACATTGATAACATGAATGTCAGCTTCAGCAGAAACCAGGTAGTTACCTTATTAATGGAGGCAGAACACGAAGCTTCATTGGCTGAGAAAGCCAGAGTAAAAGAAATAGAAGAGAGGAACAATAAGTTCTACGCTTTCTATCCTTACCAGAATCCCTATACCGCTAAAGAGGAATTAGCTACTCGTGAAGCCAGAGCTCGTGAGAAACATGCTCATTGGTTAAACAATCTCAATGAGATGGATAGTTGTGGTATGTCTACTGACAATATCGATATTAAGACATCGGTATTCAATTTCACGAGAAACCCAATTACGGTATCTCAGTTAAACGGAATCACCACTACCGTAAGTCCTCTATTGGTTACCGGCTACGAAACCAGTAATGGAGAAGACTTATATCGCTTAGGTTTCCCTAGAGGCCAAAACATTGCTAAAGGGGTTTATTACCGATACGAGTTCTCAGTATCGGCACTGTGTCTCATGAAAACCATTGACCATTACCAGAAGAGAGGATTAAAACCTAATCATGAATCGGTTGAAGGAATGCTATTGGATTACTTCATTAACCGTTGGAATGATCCGAGTATTACGATAAAGATTAAAGAGCGAATGAGTAAGCAGATGGCTGACTCGATTAAGAATGACTTCTGTACGGTAGACAGTATCATCAGTCGCTGGTTAGAAAGGGAAACCACTATCCAGCCAGTCTTTACAGATGTCTTCTTTATCTTTATCCCAGAAGGTGAATTTAGAAACAAAACGGTATTCGATAAGAACAGTGGTTTAACCATTGCTAATGAAGCCGTATTAAAGAGCAAGAGCTATAGTCCTTATAGCGAGAATAACGTGATTGCTTCTGCTATTCTGGAAAAGATGAAGACTGAAGATAGCTTGATGCATTTTCATTTCGTCTCTGAAGTAGACATGTGTGTTTACGTGAGATTAGGTAACCAGGTAATCAGTAAGCATTCTAGAAAACCTAAACCAGGTGAGAAATCAGGCATGACCATTATCTTCAATGGAAGAGAGAAGTGGCTAAATGACATACCTGAGATTATTGAAATTCCCATTAAAGGGAAGAATAAAGAAGAAAATGAGATAATCGATAAACGATTAGAAGAGATTGGTATCTTCTACGATATAGACAAAGCCAAAGCTTACATGAGCGATGCTTTCTCTAAGTTCAATAGCAATGAAGCGAACATGAAGATTGCCCAGAATAAAGAGCGGGTATCTGAAAATGACTTAGAGACTAAATTGAATACCAATGAGAAAGACGTTACGATTAAAGACTTCGATTTAAGAGCGAAGATACTGGATATAGAAGCTAAGCTGACCGATAGCAAGTACAAGACTATTCGGGAAGTAACTAACTTCGGTGGTACAGTGTTAAGTGGAATCATTATCCTAAGGGAGTTGTTTAAGAATAGCGGTAAGAAAGCCGCTGCAGCAGGCTTCTCTAAACTAGCTCCGGTAGCAGTTATTAATCCTGTAGTCGCTGCCGGTGTAGGTATAGCTGGAGCAGTCAGTCTCGGGATAATTTTTAAGAAAGAGATAAAATCTATCTTCAGCGCGTTATCTGACTGGTTTTGACCAGTCAGTTCTGTAGGAATTTTACTCAGTATAGGCGATCTGGTAAAGTGACTACAGAACACCCAAATCTTTTATTCTATTGTTTGTAAATCATGTAAATCAACGACGAAAAGGAGTGTAAGTTGAACCCAAGATTAATGCAGTTAATTAAAGAAAATACTCCTAAAATCGACCCTAGAGTAGGTGAGGGTCTCGCTTATTATCAGAGCAAAAGCATCCCTGATTTCGTAGACCACCTATTCCGAATGAACTCTATTGCCTTCCCAGAAGGTTTAAAGTATTTAGGTTACGAGAGAGCTTCTCCGATTGAGGGTTATAAAATCCTCACGAAGCCTACCTCCAATTCCGTTCGTAAATACGACATTAACCGCAATGATGTCCGTGTCGTAAACTACTTATTCGAATGGGAAGGTAAGATTATTAAGAAAGGGATTTATCTTCCTTTCATCTCTCGGTTTGGTTTCATCCACCTCAATAACGTAAAATACATCATTACTCCGGTAGTAAGTGATGGTATCGTTACGGTAAAACCCAATTCCATTTTCATTAAACTGATTAAAACCAAACTCTGGTTTGAACGTTTAAACTATCAGTTCCACGTAGATGGTACTCGTGAGTATGCGCCTGTGTATTACAGCGATATCCACAATAAGCCATCTGATGGTAATCTGGTTGAGAAGATGGTGAAGATGAAATGCACATTAGTCCATTACCTAGTGTGTAAATTCGGGTTAACTCAAACGCTCAAGATGTTCAACATCAAGAAGTTTGCCATGATGAGCAAAGAGGACTTTGTTAAAGAGCAAAACAATTACCCCAAAGAGAAGTGGGTGGTGATTGAATCCGCAGACAAGAAACCAGCCAGAACCTATCTTTATAAGTTCTACAACCCACAGCAATTCCTCTTCCTAGTCGATAGGAAAGAGTTCGAGAATTCTCCGAGTGCCAAAAGTGTATTCTGCACCATCATGTACGTATTGGATCACTTCACTTCACCCAAACGCATGAACCCTAGCACCATTGATAATACGGATGCTTGGCGAAGCATGATGGGTGAAACGATTCACTCTACCGATGAACACTATGCCGTGATTAAAGAGTTCATCAACAAACACATGCTGTCATTAGACGGCTATGTGGATGACATGGTAAGGAATGACTTTACCCGTATCGGTTATCCGGCATTTGAAACCTTATACCATTTATTCGTCTTCATCATCAACGAGTTTAACCAAATGGTATCCGAAGTTTCTCGTTCATCCGAATCCAATACCGTATACGGTAAGCAATTACAAGTATTACAATACCTCTTGTTCAACATCACCAAGGCTGTTAACAACAGCTATTACAAATTGGGTAACTTAAAGAATGAGCAATTGAGTAATCCGAAGAAACAAATCCGTCCTGACGATATTGTTAATTGCTTGGCCATGATTCGTACCGATGAAATCCTGCGTATTAAAGAACACGCTGAGATTATACCGGTAGAAGACCCGACTGATTTGCCTTTATTGAAGTTAGGTAGATTAGCGGTATTACAAGAGAAATCAGATAAGATTAGGACCTCCAATACCACATTCGATGTCAATGATCCGAAGAACATTCTACACGAATCCTTGATTGAAACCTCTGGGGCATTGGACATGTCTAAGTCAGACCCATCCGGACGTAACCGCATTAATCCGTATGTGACGCTGTCTGAAGACTTTACCGTGATTCCTAATCCTGAATTGAAAGACAAGATTGATGAAATTGCGTCTTTGCTGTATTCGTAGAATCTAGCCTAATAAGGCTATCTACGAGTATAACGAGTAAAGCGAGATACGATTCGTTCTAGAATCGTATAGAGCTATATCATTAAAGAGATAGGGAGGTAAACGAGTATTATCTCCTTTTTCTCACTAATTTCGAATCTATAGTTTCTCTCTAATTAGCTACTAGAGAGTCTTTTCATGAAAGGACCAACGATGAATCATCGCTATTATCTCACTGCTGGGTACCACCAAAGTATCCAGCAGGCTATTCAGCAGTTACTCTGGAGAGGTGCTCAAGAGCGCCCCAATGAGTTTCGTGGTATCATCAGCAATATTCTCATGAACGACCAGCGTTTAAGAGATGAGTTGCTGGAATCCATCTTTGTTCACTTAGAGTGGGCAGCTGCTAATAACCGTATTAATGTCAGTGACCAAAACCAGGTATATGGTTTAATGGAACAGCACTTCCATGACTTTATCCCTTATGGCATTTTCAATACGGTATTTGCCCAAATGAATCTGGATTACCAGACTCGATATGGTGTAGAGCAAGATGCCCGTAACTACATCCAGAATCGCCAGAACATGGTGAGAGAGTTGTCGTATATCCAGAACAACAATAACAGCAATCTGTATCAGCCCAACCAGGCTAACCGTGGGTATCAGCCATTCCAAGCACAGCAGGCCCCATTCGGTCAACAGCCACAGGGTGGTTTTAATGGTAATCCTTACGGTAGTAATCAGTTTGCTCCGCCTCCAGGTAATCCTAGCCTGGGTGGAATGGGTACGAATCCGTATGCTAAAACCGGTAATTACTACGACAACCAAAGCTCTCAATCCGTGCCCTCTTCTGGCATCATGGTAGACAGTAGTCGTAATAAACCGAGTAGTAACAATACCCCGTTTAGACCTTCTTGGGAACGTGAAAACGAAGAAGTGAAGAAATCAGACACCTTACTGTTCGATGACATTCACTCCTTAGACCAAGACTACTCTTATCAGGAAGGCTACAGCAGTATCGAGGTGGCTTCTCCTGTAGTAGAATCTAAACCAGAACACCCATTGGGTTCAGTGGCTAATGAAGGCAACCATACCGGTGGTTTAACCCAACACGTCATGAATCCAGGTGATGTGGTAGAAGACGTATTCTGGTTTGATAATGACCATTCTCTCTGGTCTTATAAGCAACACCAGGATTACTACGCTAAACATGCTCCGGCACACCTCTACCCAATTGACGAGGAAGCCATTGAGTGGGAAAGCGATTACGGTTATGTTATTCGTAAAGGCGTGAAATACTTTGTATTCCGTGCTAACCCGAAACAAAACCTCTTACCGGCTGTAGACCGTCGATTCTACAGACTGGTATTAAACCTGGATAATGATACCTTCTTGCCGTACTTCACGGTAGAAGAGAAAGAAGAGTACGAAATTATGGAATATCAAGACCACCTGATTCCTGGTAAACAGGCACCTGAAAACATCTTCGCTACCAAAGTACCGGTACGTGAAGACAATGATGCTGCTCAGTTCAATAAAGTCGTGAAGTCTTTAGAGATGACTGAAGAGGAAATGGCTGAACAGATGAAGCTGATTGAAGAGCGTGGTGATCAGGTAGAAAGCCATATGGCGGTATTCCGTAAAGTATACAGTGATTCCGCTAATGAAGAGTTGATGGTAACCAATATCTTGGCTGGTATCAACAAAGATATGCCAAACGCCAGACTGGTACGAACACTTCATTACTTAACCAATGACGCTTACACCAATACTCAGCAGTACGAGCTCTTAAAAGAGATTAAAGGTTGTAAGACCATTGCGGAATTCAAGAGCAATATTTACGATGTACTGATACGTGCTAAAGAATACGTATTGGCTAATCGAATCTATCAGTTAGTGGATAAAGCATTCGCTAAGATTCTGGTAGAGCTCGGTATTACCCATGTTACTGTAGACGAAGTCATTGACTGCTACGATGAGGTATACGAGAAATTGATTGTACCGGCTAATGTAGAGTCTCTTTACAAACGTAAAGTCGAAAACATGTTTAAAGTCATGTTCGATAGTCAAGCTGTTCACCTCTTTAATCTGGATACAGATGAACCTAAGACTACTTGCATTCCGAGGAAAGTCTCAGTCGTTTATATTAAACGGTTGCTGAGCGAATTGAATCTATCCCGTCAGCACGGTATTAAAGTCAACGAATGGCATACTCTGGATAAAGAACATGAAGGTGAATTATACTACATCCTTCATCAGGTATTCGTCAATCGCTTCCGTAAGCCTGACGAGGAAGGTAGTGATGTTTACGTCATCACTGAAGACGGTGCTTTGATTGAAGCCATTACACCAGATGCTATCGGTGAAGGCATCTTCATTCGCATCAAGTGCTAAAACAGATTGCAGCTGCTCTCCTTCCCTTACTAAGAGGGGAAGGAGAGTAGTACTTACTATCAGTCTGTAATGGTATTCGGGTTTATTCTAACTACTTATTGTCACTAAGCTGTCCATACAGCAATCGCCTATTAGTGCTGGTAGGTAGTTAGATAAACATTTCTATTAACCTAACCAAAAGGAGTTTCATTATCGAAACAGATTTAGAAACACACCAATCATGTATTGCTAATAGGGCAAACTACTCCTTTAGTAATACTGTAGAAATAGGAAATGCTTGCTAGGTACTCTGGATTGCTCTTAGATTGAGTTTGTCTCAAAATGGAGTAAGACTATTACCCACCTAGCTGAGCTCAATCTGAGAGCCTTGTAGAGGCCTTAGAAACGATTTCCAAAAATAAAGTAGTTTACAAGTTGTAAAATTTGTAAAAATCGAATCTAAATTAATTAAAAGAGACTCTCTGCC